CTCAGAGTTCGCTGAGTCTCTGTTCGCCTGAGAGGCTGTCCAGATGGGAAGCTTCATCTCCATAGCGAGATTGCGAAGTTCCTCGTAGATGAGCTTTAGCTCATGTCGAAGTGAGTCAAACTTCCGGCTAGACCGCATGATGTCTGCATAGTCGATCATGATAACATCGGGAGTAAAGCCCTTGAGGAGTAGCTTCTCTATGTGATTCCTTAGAGTCATCACAGATGCCGATCCTGTCGGATATTCTTTGATGATCAGGCGACCCAGCTTCACACCGCTGTAGTATCCCATGATCTCATCCTTCCTGTCGCAGACCTCGCTTGATGAGATGCCGCAGAGGTTGGAGTCGTACCTGATGCCGACAGCAGTCTCAGAGAGCTCGAACGTGTAGTGGAGGACATTCTTGCCGCGACGAAGAGCTTCAGCGCCGAGATTGACGAGGAAGTGAGACTTACCAACGCCAGTGTTGGCAATGATGACGCCGATCTCGCCTGTTCCAAGACCACCATTCAGGACATCCTGCTTGTCGAGAAGGTCTAGACCGGTCGGTATCGTGACACGCTTGATCTTCATGAAGCGGGTCTCGCAGTCATTGAAGAAATCATGACCGATAGATTGAGGAGTGCCGACGCTCAGTGCTTGCTTCATGAGATCGACAACAGGATCCATGTTGTCAGTCGCGATAAGATCGACAGCTTTCTCAAGCGCGTCTTTCATCGCCTGCTTCTTGCAGAAATCTAGAGCCTTGTCCTTGACGTACTGCAGATCACCGACATCTGGATTTGTCCGAACTCGCTGCAGGAAGTCGACAATCTGATCTCTAAGAAGCGTATCCTTGCCTTCACGCAGATCGTCTCTGATGATCGAGATCAGAAGCTGCTGTGTTGGGAAATCCTTGTACTTCAGGTAGTAAGAGAAATACTTCTCAGTCAAGTACTCGAGATACTTGAGCTCAAAGTAAGACGGAGTCATAACCTCCGTCATCTGCGTTGCCCACGGCCTGTCTGTTAGCAACCCCTGGAAAATTTTCTCTTGAAAGTTCTTTCCGTATTGCTTGAACAGAGCTTCATGCTCAGTCATCACAGGACTCCGACGTGATTGAGTGACGAGAAAAACCGATCGATGTCATAGGTTTGGATGCCTTCACGCATCATTATCTTTATGCATTGCATCTTATTGCGGCTAGGTACATAGTTTTCAATGATGCCGTTGATTTTCTGGACTTGTGAACCAGATATGTTCGAGACGTCGAGGTGAACAAGTTTCCAGTTCCTGCGAACGATCTCCTCGTTCTCAACTATCGCCTCGTAAGCCTTGATCCTGTTGCGGTCTGTTAGCTTCGATCGTGCGAATGATATAACATCCTCTAGCATCAGATCCTTTTGCTCCAGCAGCAACGGGATGCGTTTGGCAGCCGTCTTAAAGCCAAGCCCAGGAACACCGTTGATGTTATCTGAATCGTCGCCGCACAGGGACTTCATCAGAGCAAAATTTTCAGGCAGTGTGCCATATTCGTCTATGACTACATCCCTGTTTATGAGCTTGCGTGTGCCAAGGGTGTAGATCCTGACATTCTCGCGTGCGAGTAGCTGATAGTAGTCCCTGTCAGACGAGAGAATCGTTACGTCATCTTCTCTCATGGTGTTGTTCACGAGATATCCGATGACATCGTCTGCTTCTATGTCAGAGACGTAGATCTGGCACACAGGTGTGCACTTGAGTATCTCTACCAGCAGCTTTACCTGGTAGTCTCTATTCTGAGTCGTATTCGGAATCTCTGCTGATTCGTAGAAACGATTAAGTTTCTGAGGACGCCTGTTCGCTTTGTAGTCTGGAAAGATTGATCGCCTGCGCGGAGATCCTCCTCCCTCCCACGCGACGTAGACGCGCTCTGGCTTAAACTTGTCTATCGCTGACTGCATCGTTCCTAGAGAACCAACCACGCCACCGATGTAGTTACCAACGGTGGACGTGGCAGGATGGGATACAAAGTTGCGGACGAAAAGATTCATCCCGTCCACAAGCATTACCCTGTTAGGCATCTGCGCCCATCACGTGATCATGAAGAGCGCGCATCTCTTCGTATGACTCAGGATCGATATCAACGTCTTCGGCGCTAACAGTTGTCCTAATGAGCGCCTTAGAGAGGAGTCCGTCTATCCAGGGCTTGTACTGAGGATCCTTCCAGAGATCTCCGAAATCAGCCTTGTAGAACTTCTTCTCGACGATGATTTCCTGTCTCTCGTTGACGACCTTGATCATCTTCCAAGCACCGGTTCCCTCGACTGTGACCTGGTGGTTATCCACCATATCTGGTCCGTGCGCCCTGAGTACATCGAAGACTTCCTCGTGCTCTTCGATTCCGCGTCCAAAGATGATTCTGAAGTCAACCTTCCTGAAGGGTGGTGCGACCTTGTTCTTGATCGTCTTTGCCCAGACGTTGATTCCGATGACATCGCCCTGCTTGTTCTCGATATGCTGTCCTGCCCCAAGCTTGAGACGGACAGAAGCGTGGAACGGGATCGCCATGCCGCCGGGAGTTGTCGTCGGATCACCGTGAAGGACACCGATCTTAGTGCGGATCTGATTCAGGATGACGAATAGGACGTTCTGGTCACCGATGACGCCGGTGATCTTTCGCATCCCCTTTGAGATTGCGCGGGCCTGGAGACCGATCGTATCCTTGTCGTAGGCGCCCTCGAGCTCTGCCTTCGGAGAAGAAGCAGCGACAGAGTCCCAGATGATGGTGATCGGAACATCCTTCTGCATGCCCTTCGCCTTCAGTATCGTCTTCTCAGCGATATCGAGCACCTCCTCGGTGCAGTGCGTGTCGACGTAGACGAACCGTTTCGAAACGTCCACACCCAGCGCTGCGAGGTTCTCCACAGACGTGCCATTCTCAGTATCAATGTAGACGACAATGCCGCCTAGGGTCTGAGTTGAGCGAGCGATCTGCGTCGCGATGTGCGACTTCCCGATCGATGGTGGACCAAATATCTCGACGATACGCCCCTCTGGCAAGCCGCCGTTCGCTCGGTTAGAGACGATGAGATCGAGTTGCTTCGAACCGCTAGAGATCCATCTCTTCACATGGGTCGGAGATGTGTCGACAGCGAGGTTGTAAGCGATTCGAGATCCGTGATCCTTGTTCAGCGATGAGATCAGCTCTGATGTGAAATCATCTGCAGGTGACTCATTCTGATTCTTCTGCTTAGCCATTTGTTTTCTCCATTTTAAACATACTGCATTCAATGACACTTTACACAAATCAGGCGCGGAGTGATCCGCGCCTGATGCAAGGCAACTAGGTTTTAATCATCCATCAGATCAGAGAAGGCATCGTCAAGAGTGCGGTGCTCTTTGCTCTGGGGCTTGGGCTTGACGTCCTTGACATCATCGTCGTCCTCGCTCTTCTGCGACTTGCCAAACTTCTCAGTTCCGTCGCTGACTTCCGCACCGCCTGCGATCCAGTCATTGACGATCTTCGAGAGCTCGTCGTAGGACTTGGTCTCAAACATCGAGTTTGGATCTGGAATAGAATCGATCCACTTCTTTGCCTGAGTAGGGTTGGTGTGAAGAGCAGTCGACTTGCCCTTGGGCATCACTGCTGTCTCAGCGTACTTCTTTCCAGCAGGACGACTGCAGGTGATACGAACATCACGACCATCAAACTGATCGGTGATGTCACCGTAATCCTCGTCGAGGATGATGCTCAGAATAGTCTGATAGACCTGCTTGCCGAATGCCCAGATCTGCACACCCTTGTCCTCCTCACCGCGGACGATGACAGGAGCGTAGCAACGCATCTTCGGGTAGAGCTTCTTGGCGAGCTCGTAGGACTCCTTAGAGCCATCCTCGCGGAGCTTGTTGATTAGCTCTTGGATAGGATCAGGCTTGCCAAACTGGTAAGGGGCAAGGAGACCCGGATTGTTACCAATGTTGTAGTAGAACCAGAGATCCTTGAAGGGCTGGCCTTCGTTGTTAGGAAAGGAAAGGAGACGGACAGTGTACTCCTCGCCCTCCTTGGGCTTCCAGTTATTGTTTCCACGCTTGTTACCACTCAGTGCACCAAACTTCTTCTTGATTGCTTCGATGTCAATAGCCACTTTTTACTCCTTAGTGATTAAAATGCAAACTCTAGTATTTTGTCTCAAAATTAAGATTTCTTACCAGTTATTTGCCATGGGATAGTATCCCACGAGAACTTGTTTTATTAGTAAAATTTAGTCAAGTAGTGCTTTGACGATAGATCTCTTTCCATTGACGATGTAGGCTGCAGATTCGTCAATATTAGATCCACCGAAAGACTTCGCAGCGACATCTTCAAAGTCATCCTTTCGCGACTGTGAAGAAAATCCCGAGAGAGGACCCGTGAAGCCAGCCACAGCACCTGCACCGCTGAACTCTCTCTTAAGCGTCTTCTTTTTGTTCTTCTTGGCCTCGAGCATGTCCATTGTTATTCTGGGACTGCCCGATGTGTCTTCTATTTCCAGCTCATCCTGGTAGTCTTGTCTGGCAGGCTCTATCCCTTCGTACGCGTTATGCTTGAGTGCGACGTATATGACATGAGACCTCGCCATGACAACTAGCATCTCATCGTAGTCGTACTCTGGATTTGACTCACGTATTGCTTTCTCAATCAGCTTCTTTACTCTCATCGGAAGCCGTCTGAGCAAGACGATCATCTTTGGAACAACGACCTCGTAGTCAGTTGTCAATGACGTGATTATCGCAGCAGACGTCGCAGCAGCTGTTGAAGCGAGACCAATAAAAGGACCTGCAAGAGAAGCACCTGTCAGAGTATCTGACATCATCTCGACAGCAACTATTATGTCCTTGAAGTTTCCAAACATTTTGTTTAGTTCTTCTTTGAAGACTTCTTTCTCTGCATGAGTCCTTGAGAGAAGATGACCAACACTAAGCTTGAAATCTTCAGTATCCATGGACACTAAGTCTGAGTAGCTGTCAGCTATTCCGTAGCTGTAGCACATCTCATCCAGTTTTCTCAGATTTTCTGATATCTGGCGGTAGTTGAAATATCCTGCTCCCATTCCGTATAGGACGTCGACACCGGGTATTGATCCTGCAACAGCCGATGCTCCTCCTGTCAATGCAGCTGTGCTTGATGCGACAGAAGATGCAATACCGGGCAAAACTTTTGTGCCAAACTTCATCAAGGGCCTAGCAACACCAAATGCAGATCCAATTGCATCTGATATCTCAGATGCAGTCTTCATAAGGTCATCTACAAAGCTTTCCTGCACTAAAGCTCTCTCTTCGTTCAGCAAGCTCTTCGCTAGACTTGGTTTTCCAAAGCCTCTAGTCATGTTACTCTCTGGAATTCTTTTCATTCCTGCAAAGTAAGTAGGTAGCTTTCTAGTACGAAGACCAATCAGAGCGTCATCAACTTCCTCATAGCTTGGATCTTGATCAGGGAACATTGGACCCCTGTCTATTAGGGCGTCTTTCTCACGTCCTTTATTGACGCGGGATAATGCAGATGAAAATCCCGAGTCTGCAGACTGAGTGGGTGATCCCATGTCACCTGATAAGACTGGCCTTTTTGGCCTACCAACTTTCTGCTGAAACCCGTCTCCTCCGCCTATCGCTCCGGCAGCTGGTACTCCAGTACCCCTGCCTGATCTCGCATATCCCTGATTTTTGCTCTTTACTGGTGGCCGCATTGGTCTACATATTACGCTTTGTCACCATGTTCGTTAGGGACAGTGCAGACTGCAGTATTGTGACGAGAGTGTTTTCTCCGCCAATATAGAACTTATTCTCGTCGTAAGAGAACCCTGTTGATGTCAGTATTGCAACGAATTCATCGTGATTAATCTTTATGCCGGCTTGCTGCAGTATGTAAAGTGACCTGTGAGGATGCGTCATCTTCTGTATGTTGGGCTCGTATGTGTAGATCTGGCCTCTCTCGATATGCCAGCTCGAAGTCTGGAGCTTGTAATAGGGAAGACCCCCGGGCTCTCCTATCTTTCCAATGTCGTGGAGAAGGCAGACAATAGACAGAGAGCTCGGATCAACATCAGCTCCGACAGTTGCTGCTATGGTCTTCGCATGCTTGAGAGTCAGTAGCGAGTTGTAGACAAGACCACCAGGGCAAGAAGTGATCCAGTCACCCCTGTCCCTTGCCGGGGTCTCTAGTATCTGCTGTCCGTGCTTGTCAAGAAAAGCAGATATTTCTTCTCCTCTATCTGTCTTAGACAAGATCTTGCTAAAAATCGACCAGTTTTCTTCCAGGTTGTCTACTTTCACATTACCTCCGTGATTTTTGCGCGCATATTTCCAATCTTAGGAACTGAGATTTGCTTAGAGATGTCGATCAGCTTGTCAAGAGAAGACCTCTCCGCAGTGAAGATCAGTGCATCGTGAATCACACCTTTTGGGGAAACTGCAATTCCTGAGCTTGTTGCAGACCTTCTAAATTCTGAGAATGCCAGCAGAGATGCATCGACTCCGCTTGACTGCAGGAAATAATTGACGAGGGGAGAAGTTTCTGTTGCTTCAACTTCTCTGCCAAAGAAGTTCTTTATAGATCCTTCTTGAGCTTGCTTCTTGAGCTTGAGGAGCATTCCAGTTATATTAAAATAAGACCTTACGTCTCCGAGAATGCGTGTTGCATCAAGGTGTTTCGGTATTCTCTCAGAGAGTTTCTTAGCAGATATACCGTAAAGTGCACATATGGTTGCTGCCTTGGCAACCTCTCTCGTCGCCTCACCTCCGAGAACGCTCTTGCTAAGATGCGTGTAGATGTCATCAGGACACCTCTGTCCATCTATAAGCAGAGCAATACTCGGCTCAAGTGAGACCATGTCAAGCTGATACACTGCGCGGTCTTCAGATTCCGGAAGTATTATCTTCCGCATGTCTTTCCGAAGACGCGAGATGTCTGGGCCTGACGTGATGCTCATTCTTCCTGTCACCGATGCGAAACGATTGTACTGGGGCACATCAGTGGACAGAAAAGTCCTCAGAACTCCGGTATGATCAGTATCCATGTGCTTCCTGACGAATTCTGTATCAATCTTCATCTTGTCAAGAGAGAAAAGTATCTCGTTTCCTGCTGGAAAAATCAATTTCTCGTATTCTCCTGACGCATCCCAGCATTTCTTGCTGAACGTCACAAGTGAAGACATGAACTTTTTCATTTCTTCAGCAGACAGTATCGCAGACCACATTGGCCTGCTAGCATTGACGATTTCCATGGATGCTAGATGCTTTTTTGGCGGACTAGGTTCCTGGATATCGAGAAGCCTGGCAATGTCCCGCACAGATCTTGCCGTTCTTCTACCTAGACAAAAATCACCATGATCTTCAGAGGTCACGAACTTGTCAGTGTCGGTGTCGATATGAAGATTCTTCTTCATACCAGAGGCTTCTGAACAGATGCAGAGTATCATAACCTGATTCTATCTAAGAAATAGAACCTTTACAATTAATCCTAGCCAGCTTCAGAGACAACTTCTTTCTTGGTAAGTTTCGTTACTGCTGCACGGAGGGCGGTCTTGAAGCTCTTTATCGATCCCTGGAAAGAAGGTGTTAGAGAGAGCGATGTCGTGAATCCCTCAGGAGTTATTGAGTGGTTCACGCTCGTTACGACGTAGATGTTATCTGTGTTGGTGCCCGTCTGAAGGTCTACGAAGAACTGTTGTCCGTACTGCATCACAGGCATCCCTGTCATTGTCACGCTCATGGTGCTAGGGATGACCGTGATGTCGTCAATGTTGGAAGACGCTGCCTTCGATATTGATGGATCTTTTGCATTTTTAATCGCCTCAAGCATCAGAGTGTCAGCAAGATTTCCCTGGGTATTTGCGCTGACAGATAGGGACGTTACCATCGAAAACTCGTTCCCGATCGTTATTGTCGGAACAGTCGCTGCAATTATGTTTTTTATCACTCTCTCGTTGAAGTTTCCGATAATCGCTGATGCTTCTTTTCCCGGAATGAGTTTTGATACGCTCTTTCCGTTGTCATCTTTGATTCGAGGCACAAATTTATCGTACGTCGATATGATATCACCAGAAGTAATTGATTTCAGAACAATCTGCTGACCAAAGTAAGGTGAGCTGCTCTTGTCAAAGATGTGCACCTTTTCAAGAATCTTGGAAGTTTTCTTACCGTTTTGATCGACCATGCCGGTCGACTCTACATAGATGCGAATGTCAGGAACTAGAAACTCATCGCTAGGCATCTGCACTGCTTTCGCTATCTCCTGAATTCTATCCTCGATATCTTGATCAATCTTGCTGACTGCAACTTCCTTCTGACGTCTTGCTTCGTCGGCTGACTTCGTCTTGGCATCGAGGTCTTTTTTTGCAGCTCCTGCAATTGCTCCATCGATGGCTGCTGATGACTTTTGCGTATATCCGCTGGTTATGCTTTGATACACTCCAGCACCGCTTGTTGCTGATGAATTTGCAGCAGAAGCGTAGGGAGCAGTGGGTTTTGGAGCTTCTCCGGTGGGGCTAAACCTGCTAGCAGCAGAAGTTCCAGACTGTAACTCGACGAACTTGTTCGCTTTCTCAGATTCTGTTTTTGAAGCCTTGAGGTCTTTACTCGTAGATTCAATCTTCGCATCGCTCTCTTTGACGATGGCTTCTTTTTTTGCATAAAGGTCGTTCAGACCGTAGTAGAAGAAGTCAGGCCTGCTTAGTGTCTGATCTATAATGTAATTTACGAGACTCTGCCCGCTCGGGTTTGAAAGTTTGCTCAGCGCCTCGTCTAAGACGCTTAGAGGAACCGGCATATCACCTATGTTGATAGCGCTAGCGTAGAGTGCATTCTTGTTCATTGGATAGAAATGAACCTGTATCTCATCAAACCTGCAGCTCGTCGCAAGAGGATAAGCAAGATAAGCATACACGATGGTTGAAAGCGGGATGTAAGTCTCATCAGACTTGTCTCCCTGCGCTTGCTTTCTTGCTGTCATTATCGTACCAAGCCTAGCGCTAAAGTCTGACTTGCTCAGGTTAGTTGTTATCTCTTTCCGCTTTTCTATAAGCTGTGTCTGTATGTCTGTCGATTCATTCACAGCTTTCGGAGTATCAAGCAGATTGATTATCTCGTTTGAAGCCTCTGTGAAAGCCGTCTCAGAGAACTGTTCAGCTTCTAGTATCTTTATAAGAGAGACAAGGCTTTCCCTTGGAACCATGCTTCCCGCAAAAGAGACGTTCTTTGTCTTTATCTTCATCTTTTTGGCAACATCCTCAGACTCAGACTCAGATGCCTGCTGACGTAGCAAGCTCATAAGAGCAGACTTGACTAGGGAAAGCTGAAACTGCTCTCCTGCTGCAGCAGATATTCCTCTTGCCTGTTCCCCTGGCATCATGGCGAGGTTAAGGGTTATCGTTACTGCACCTGCACTTTCTGCGCTTGTGCTGAAGTTAGAGCTTACTAGCGAGTATGTCTCCCTGCAACGCATGTTGTTCATGAGCACGCCGTATGCATTTCTAGAGCCGGGTCCCCCGTCAGGATGGCTCCAGCCGTATTCAAGCACAATGTAGTTCTGGGAAAATTGGTCAACTGCGATAAGCGGAGAAATCTCTCTCATCCTTGTTCTATCGTGCAGTGTTAGCTTGATGCTTGCAGTCTTGTAAGAGTAGAACCCTTGACCAGCGCTGACAGTCCTTATGTCGCACGAATTTAGAGTAAGAAAGGGAAGAAACTTGTTCAATCCGCTGCTATTGTTTGGATTAACGAGTGTCTGGGGTGAGGTGAAGACTTCCATGCCCGTGTATAGATTTCTCTTGGACAAATTCGTAGGAAGATCTCCTAGGTCTGCAGGGGCCGCGTTTGCGATGATGTCAGTTTCGAGCTTGTCACCGAGGAATCTCACGAGGCTTATCTTTCTACTCTCTTGTCCTTTTTTGAACTTGTCTTCGAGAGACACGAGCGTTAAATCTAGATAGGGAACGCAACGTGACATCTCTAGGGTAGGAATGCCAGACATGAAAGCAGAGACCACTTCAGCGTCTCTTCTAGGGAGACCTTTTGCATCACTTTTATGCAAGTAAAATGCAACTGAGGGTGTGCTAATTCTTTCTGGGTTTCCGATGTTGTCGTTGATTATTGTTCTTGAAGTCGGAAGGCAGCTTGTAACAATTCCCTTGGTAAATCCCTTTTCTAACAGCTCTTTTCCCGAGTATATGTCTACCTCGTCTTTGCCGGGAACTTTTATCTTGATGGAAGCCCCGTTAGTTAGATCTTCAAACGTGCCTCTCGTAAGGTCGTCGCGATACTCTTCTTGAACTTTCGAGTCATTGTCAAGATCTGACGTAGGTGAAACGCCACCTGAGCCGAGTGCAACAAACTCTCCAGTCATAGAGGCGAAATTATCTCCTTTTCTAAATGCTGTCGACGTTGAAATCTCAGCGGCTGCATTGTAGAGAAGAACCTTATTGAACATCTGATAGCACTCCTATCACAGCGTCTATGCTAGTGGGAATTCTTGCGACTGTTCCCGGTGGGACTTGCAACCCCCAGCCTATTCCCGATGCTGCAGCTATCACCCACCAGTATGATGAATCTCCATAGGCATCGTGCGCAATGTGATCGAGACGAGTGCCATCAGCGACCTCAACAACGCTGCAGGACAATCTTCCAGACTGTATTGCAGCGATTATTTTGGTAGATGCCTGGCTGTTCACTATGGTGTTTCCAAGTATCCGAGGAGAAAAGGTGTATCTGCTCTGTGTCATTTGATCCTCTTGTTAGCGTGGGATCCTGCTGCAGTGAAGTAGTTCCTCGAGACCTCACCGTTGTCATTGTAAGAGTCTCCCGAGTATGCTTGCATAATATCTCCAACGTTGTAGTTGGGTGCGCGATTCATACCAGAATTGTCGATTCCTGGAGAGATATCGTGTATTACAGTGAAGTTGAGAGTTACACGACACGCTGTTGGTG